AATCTGTCCAACCTATTGTACCACCTGTTTCAGTAGTAGCATCTACAATAGCTTGTCTTATATCACCTAAAATACTATCAGGAGTAGTTACAGTTTCACCTGTAAAAGGCGTAGGTTTCGGTCGTATTAAACCTAAATCAGCTTTAACTTTTGATATACTTTCATCTTCAACAGTGATTTTATATTTACCACCTGTCAGCCATACGTAGAAATAATCACCTACTTTCCATCCGTTACCTCCAAATAATAAATTACTTTGCGTTGTATATTTACCGGAGTAACTAGAAGTTTCAACAACAGTTGTTTGTCCTGTAGTTTCTATTTTAACAGCAAGGTGTTTAGGTATAGGATTCGTATTAGATTCAATAGTACGGTTTGCCCAAATAGTACTAGTAAAAGTTCTGACTACAGTACTACCATTTAGTACTTCAACTTTCCAACGACCATTACCATATACATTAGAGTTTGTTTTAGATCTGAAAACAAGATCTAATCCAGTCTTTTGAACAGTTCTACTATCAGCTGCACTCCAAGGACTATTGTTAGTATACCCTCTCCGAAGTATGTCATAATCAGTAGTTAAGGTTCCCCAATTACTATGAGCTTCCCAGCCCTCGAAAATTTTTTCAGCTTGTTCACCGAGACCTGTACCACTACCTGCAGTCCATTCAACAGACACACTGGTAGCTGTATTAGTTAATCTATATTTATGACCAGTTAACCATGTCTGGTTTTCATTAAAGTATAATCTATGAACTTCATTATCGGCTCGTTTTTGATTATCTCTGTAGTAATAATAAAAATCTTCTACGCCATTAGAATTAGATCTTTTTTCATACGCTCTTCCTGGAGTAACTTGAAATGACTCAACACCAACACATAACAAATGCTGATCCATTACTAAGTCACCTAAGTAATTATAAACACCACCACTTCCACATAATTTATTCCAGCCTTCATTATATCCAGTATTAGTACGTGTAGTACCATCAAAGGTACCAGGTTCAATCCCTTCTGGTGGATACCAGGTATCAGTTTGTACAATAGTTTGGTGTTGACACGTATTACTAGTGTCTAGAACTCGATCACACGAAACTCTAGTTGCACAATAAGCATTACGTTCATTAGTACCTGCATATAAATTCAGGGCATACTGTTTAGAGTATGCTACATTTTTTAATTCTATAAATGCTTCAGGTGGTCTAGCAGTTTCTTGCCAACCACCATCACCATTACTTGTAGCATTATCCATCTCTACTGTAACATTACGATTACACATATATGTATGATCGTTTAATGTCAGTGTTTGGATATCATGATCAGCCGTATGTTGTAAATATTGAACAGGTGTAATACTACCACCACTTGGTTTAGTAGCACCATTACCTACAACAACAGTTTTTTCAGAACCATCTAAGCAAGACCACATACGAACCTTACCATCATCAGCATGTCCAGTTCTACGTATGATTTGTCCTATATATTGTTCGTTCTCATCTCTATAGTAATGAAACCATTGACCTGTTGCATAAGAATTATTAGTACCGTTACTTAAAGACTTAATTAATTTAGCGCCTGGTCTTTTAACTAAACCGTGGGTGACATCTGGTAAAACATTTTTTGCTTCATTTAACTGACCTGGTACTTTAAGCTCATCAGGCTGTTGAGAAATCCCGCCAGTATATGTAGGTATTGTTTGTGTAATTGTTGCCATTTAACGCCTCAATGATCTGTACGGTTGGTATGCTTGATATGCACTTTCATGAGGGACACCAAAGAAAGAATGGTTACCCATATCACATTCGTACTCTATACAAGCAGCTCTTCCTTTTGCTTCGTCCGTTTGTAAAAGTTGTACCAATTGTGGGTTAGAAACTAACTGAGTTGCAGCTCTAACCGCAGCTCTATAAGTTATATACCTTTGAAATATATTAGGTAGATCGTTAAATTTATAAAGGGATACTACATCTAAGTATATTGTTTCATCGAACTCATAAGTATGTTCAACCAAATCATATAATTTCCCATCTCTGACGACGAGATCCCTAGTTTTATCAACGTGCCCGTCATGTAATGTGTAACGTAAAGTTTGTACAGGTAGCTTTATATTTTTAGAACTGTCAGGTGCGACAGCTACGTGATATTCTGTGTTGAAATGCCAACCTTCATTCTGTACATCTTTGTTAACTTCAGTTAAAATGTTATAGATATAAGATATTTCTGGGTTAGTAAAATCAATAGATGTTGCTGTGGATGGAGATTGACCGATGCTACCCAAAATTGAGTTCACTGCGGATAGTTCGGTATCGGTGTCAATTGTCGAGGTAGCCATAAAGAAATATGAATAAAAAAAAGGGGGTCGTGAGAACCCCCCTTATGTGAATAAAATATATACTACCAGCCGTCGGTCTTCTCACCACTGTTTGCAGGAGCTGCACCAGCTATGAGTTCAACACAAGCAGCAGGATTTAGATAGTCACTGCCCATTGCCAAGCGTCCTAGAATGACATCTCCCTGATAAATCACGGATACATCACCTGAAGTTACTTGAACTTGAGGGCCAATTGCTTCAACTACAGCTGCGCCTTCACGCTGGAAGATCAATCCGCAAGAGTGAGCGAATCTTTCATCAGTACCATAGTTGTTACGTGAACCGTAGTTGTTAGCTGCAACAGCTTCGTCGTCGAGCATATCTTCGCCAACGAAGGTACCGATGTTACCAGGTGAGGTTTCACCAGGATCTTCAGCACCTGCAGTGCCTCCGAGCTTAGTACCAAAGTTTCCGAAGAACGGTATGTTCATTGATTTGTAGATAGTGATACCTGCAATTTCAATAATACCTTTACCAGACTGCAAGGCTGTACCTTGTACGTCACGGTTAATTAGACCATTACCTGATACGTTTTGTATCAAAGTGTAATATTGTCTTGGGTTCAATACGGCTACACGCCCTTCACCCGAAATACCCTTCTCATCTAAAGCAGCCGCAGCATCATAGAATGCGTCCACGAGCTTATCTGAGTCGTAAGCATTGTTAGCCTGCGCAGTTGTACCAACGCGGATCTGGGATCCACCTGGTTCTACGAAGCCAGCCTTACTAATTGGGCTAGCTGCACGAGCACCTCTAGTGATAGAACGGAAAATCTTTCTATCATATGTTTGAGCTAGAGCATAACCGATCTTACGAGAGATCTCTCCCCTTAACTCATAGTGAGCCAGGGTCTCATCTAATTCATATACGAAAGCTGAACTGATAAGTAGATCGTCAACCGTAACGGTCTTCTCTGCTACTGGAGGCGCGTTGTCCGTGTTACCTAATATAGCCTGACCAGGTGTGTGGTACTCGGCTTTTGTGCGACCCGTGTAGATGAACTGCAATGATTTGCCGTTCTTAAGGGTACGCTTAGTAACAAGGTCACGTGCTATTGATTCATGTTGGAAGCCTTTGAATAACTCCCCACTGAAAATTTTGAGATATAAATCTCTGTTATTGGAAGCGTTATACGTTCCAGTATCACCAATTCTACCTAAAAAATTAGGATTGGAATTGGCATTAGCATTCTGCTGTGCCATTGTTATGGAATAAAGTTTATATTAACGTTCTCAGCTGAAATTTTTTGCGCGTTTTTTGTGGTCTCTCCCACCGTCTAGACGGCTCAAGGTATCCGATCGTTCTATCCCTTAGAATAGACTCCACGGGCAAAAGCCAATGAAAGAGAGGTCCGACTCTGAGGTGCCTCTCTTCCTATTTTAAAAATAGGTACAATTAATATTGAACCTACCTTTAGTATTAGAAGTTGTAGTAGAATTATGTGGTGTATGGGGATCAAAGAGTAGCATTCTATTTTCAACACTATCTATTTTAGTCCCATCCTCTAATCTTGTAAATCCATTGCAAGTATTTAAATATAATATAGCAGCTTTGCAGCTGAATTCATGATCTGTATGTGGTTCATGTTCATATACTTCCTTAGTATAGGGGAAGAAATTAACCCTCATTCTAAGTAGGGTTTTTAATGAATCAACTTTCTGTAAATAATCAACAATAGGTGGTGCTATATACTGTGTATACATAGATTGTACAGAATTACGACCTGGATGTGCATTGTATAATGCATGTACACCATACCATAACTCTAAGTCATCAGGATTTTTCTCAGTACCTGACACATAATCTGATAAAGTAAACTCTACAACAGGTTCATCATTCAAAGGTTTGAATCTACAAAGATCCCTTATTGTAGTGAATGGACCTATGTCCATCGCCTTGTCAATTACTTTATGTTGGGTGGGCATAATAACTTAACCTGCTAAAGCTTCCTCTAATGTTTGAGGCATATCATCATCCTCATCCACTCCTGGTGGTTGTTTATCACTAGGAAGTGTGTCAGGTGGATCTTTGATATCAGGCTCAGGACTCATCCAAGTCACTGAAGCTGTTACTTTGTTACTTTGTTGCGCCATTATTCTGACGCCTTCTTCTTCTTAGATTCTGCTACTTTCTTTTGAGCTGCAACTTCAGCGGCTTCAGCAGCTGCTACAGCTTCTGCCCGTCTAGCGGGTCGTTTGTCTGCCATTAGTATTCATCCGATAATTTTGAATGGCAGGGGCAATCTGCAGCACAGTTATAATGTGCATTAATGTGCAGCACCTCTACCATGGAAACGAACCCTAGGGCTAAGATAACTATAGCCCAAGGGGATTCGAGGTATTTCATTAGAATGTATATTTAATACCTAACTTATAATTCCAATGTGCGGACCTACTCGAAGGCTTCAAAAGAGAAGTATCGGGTAGGTCGCATAAAGGTGAATTAAAAGCTAAACTTCGCACCTACTTTGGTACCCCAGGTGTTGTCATCATCAGTGTCTGCATCAGCAGTTAATACCGATACTTCACCATAGAATCCAAGCTTCTCTGTAGCTGCTACGTTGGCTCCTACTTTACCAGAAATTCTGTTATCTGAGTCAGCGCCATCTGTTGCTACAATAGCAGGACCACCTTGTACATACCAATCAAAGGTTTCATTTCCACCTTCATACCCCACGTGGATGTCGGTTACAGCGCCTGTATAATCAGACCCAGTATAACCTGCGTTGTTCTCTACGTTCACGTAGACTCCGGCGGAAGCCGGAAGAGCAACGACGGTGAAGGCTAGTGCGAGTGCTAGTGTTTTCATTTAAAAAAGTGTTTAACGTGTTCTTGTGTAAGGCACGCCGCGATACTTCAGGGTGACTTGCTTTTTTTGCATCGTCTTTCTCCATAGTACCACACCCCCGTTCCATGATGTGGTTTCATGCAACTCATTAAAGTTGAGTCGAACGGACGCGGTTGCCTGTTGCTTCTACTGGATTCGACTATCCGAGCCGCCTTGATTACCTAGAATATACCAGGTACTATTTGTCCTGTGAAGATGTAAGCGCCTACAGCTGCATTGAAACCAATCATTGCAAGCCAGCCATTTACACGTTCAGCGTTTTGAAAATACTCTCGTGTTGTTGGAGGTTCGATTACCTCGATCTGTGGTTCACGAGCATGTACGTTTGAGGTCATTAAGATAAATAAATAGGTTAATGGCCGAGGACGAAAGTTCGGGTCGGCACGCTACACTTACTTCTTTTTAGTTGTTCCCATATATTTTTTATAACTATCACCACTGGATTTAAAGGCATCATAGAATTCCTTTAAAGTTTTTTTAACGCCTTGCGGTTGAAGACCGCTTCTATTTGTACCACTCATAATTAAAAATTGATGTCAGAACGATCGAGTTTTTCAATAACGTCTGCCCTATAAGCAGGGTCGCTATCATATTCAGGTTTAGACATAGCTGCAACTAATTCAGCTTGACTTCTAAAGACGTCACGTGAAGATTTAGGAGCTTTGCCTGTTAGTAGTTTACCTTCCATACCATTTGCATCATCATACTTTGCTTTGATACCAGCTACAGCTAACTTAACTGCAGCAGGATCACCAGAACTAACTATGCTATCAAAGGCTTCTACTTCACTATTATCCATATTAGTAGATGCCCAATCAACCATGTTTTGGTATTGGGTTTGACCACCTACAGAGTTTTGAATACTATTAATATCAGCTGCAGATAAATCAGTGACTTCTGCTTCTTGTTGTTGAGGTTGTGGATTACTCTTCTGAAGTTCCAGGTAAGCACTAACTATATCTTGGCTACTCATCTCCGAAAACTTAGCAATAGTTTCCTTAGATAACTTACCATCATTAGCATAGTATTCAGTGGAAGCTTCATTGATTAAGGCAGTTGCTGGAGTAGACTCTTCAGAACTTTCTTCAGATTCTTCTGGCAACACTTCTTCTTTTTCAGCTTCAGTTTTATCTTCGTCTTTGCCATCTTCACCTAATTTTTTTTGAAGTTCAACGTATGCCTTCTCTAGTTCCTTTGCATTCTCATATTTACCAGCAAGTAATTGTTCTTGCTGATCTTGAATCTCAGTACCTAGTTCTAAATTAGATTGCTCTTCTTCAGTTAAACCTTCCGGTTGTGCATCGTTGTTGATTGTTAAAGTTTCTGCCATTACTGTTCAATTGGTGGTTCGGTTTCATCTTCCATTGGTGGTTGTGCTGGATCTGCGTTGGCTTCACCTGTCACATTAGCCATCATTCCTGGATTCTTTTGTGGATCCATTAACGGAGAATTAGCTAATTGCCCAGCTTGATCAAGCATAGCTTGTTGCTGCTGTGCTTGTTGTGCTTGCTGTGTTTCTTCAGCAATCTGTTGATCAGTCTTAACAAGATTCAATACATCAATACCTTGTGCTGCAGCAAGACGTTTGATAGCTTCTGAAGGATTAATGTATTGCATCAATGCTTCAGGACCAAGTGTCTGTGCAATGGTACCGATAAATGCAGTAAGACTTTCTCTATCCTGACCCCTGCCAAGAGCGTTGACACCTGCCACAATGGACGGACGTACTAAATCTTTAGGGATCTTAGGGATTTCATTACTACGTTGTAGAACTAATAGAGTTCTATTAAGATATGGTATAAGGAATTCAACTGTTAATAGTGAGAATATGCCACCGAGTTGTTGTTCCAATTCCAACTGTGTGAGGCGGACTTCTTCCGCGGTCACTCTTTCTGCATTCCTTACATTCATTACAAGAAATGCTTCACTTAATCTTTTCTCAATACTCTGAGCTAGATTAGCAGCTGTTGCAAAATCAGCTGTCTTACCTACCTGGATTACAGCAACATCTTCAGGTCTTCCCTGTACGATAGCACCGTTACCAGCTTCGGCTATAGTCTTTGGTTTAGTGGTTGAACTAGGGGATACAAGGAACACGACTTTCGCAGCGGCTGCAGAGCCTTCTACGAGTGCCTGAGAGAGTCCTTCGAGTGACCGTAGATCACCTAAGAATTCTTCGACTCGTCCTCTTCCGTAATCCTCTCCATCCACCACATTAAATCTGAGGGGTAGCCATGGACTTGCATTCTTGGGAGCTGTACTTCTAGTACCAGGGATCATTTCACCGAATGCCTCTTGATACCAGACCCAACGCCCACTCTTCTCATCCGTCTTAACGCATGTGTATACTTCTACGTCATCCTCATCTGAGCCTGTCGCACCTGTTGATTGATCAACAAGTTTCTTAGCAGGAGGCAGCTCGAACCCCAAAACTTTACGACTTATAAGTTCCTTTGTTATAATTTCTAAAACGTTACCGTTACCATCACGATTAACTACATACCTATTCAACGGGAAGTTTTTTAACCCATCCTTGTCCATAAATATAAGTGCATTACCACCTACAATTAAGTGCTTGAGAGCTTGGTGAATGATAACCCTATCATTAGCAGCAGCTATATAATCCATAATCATTCGTTCCATCTTGGAGAATGATAGGTCTAGTTCACTTCTAATTTCAGGGGGTATATCTTCACCAAGTTTATCTTCTCTCATTTGCAGTTTGAAGAAGGTAGTTTGAGGAGGCAGTAACGCCAGCATTAATTTTGCTGCCAGCGTTACTACAATCTTAGCTCCAACTGCTTGCCATGGAGTTATAAATCTTCTATGTGAAGGTCTTGCGTTATCGTCAGTCTGTATTAAATAAGGTAACGTGAGTTTAGAACATTCAACAGCGGTGTCCAGGAACTGGGAACGATTACTGCTTAAATGATTGTATCTCTCACGTACACTCATGGATTAATACCTCCAGATGGTTGATTACCAGCTGTATTAACTGGATTTAAAGGTATTCTTAAAGCACCAGTACCTTTCTGTTGAGGATTCACATCCTTCTTACTCTTCGCTCTGCGTACCGCTGGATTCACATCTTCTCCAATTGGTTCAGGTGCAGGTGTGGGATCTGGTGGCGGAGCTGGAGCAGGAGGTGGTGGCGGTAGTGGTGGTGGAGGTGGCGGGCTTGGTGGTTTTTGAAACAGACACATTAGATTTCATCCTCCATAATAGATTTAATATAATCAATGACACTGGCTTGACCAGCACGATACATGATAGACTCGATAGGTTCTTTAGGATGAACTGGGTTCCAACCGAAGTGGGAATCAAGTCTATTAATTAGTTCATCCAGTCGTTCGTTATGTAGCTTAAGCGTATTGAGGGAGATTGGTGTTTGCATGTTCAAAAAATGCTGGCATTCTTGCGGTTTTTGTAGAAATTAATTCTGGTGCTCTCCCTTCATACATTAAGCGATCGCTTGCATCCAACCAGAATTTTTTGTCTAAATATTTACAGGTAGTATTTATACCTAAGGGTTGAACAACCCAGTTAATGGTGGCCTTCCTAAGTTTATCCAAAGATTTACTAGGAGATAAACCCAACTCACGACATACAAGGGAATTAGTTGCAACATGGATTTGTTCATCTCTTGAAATGTCGGCGCTGACAGTACGAGTAGCACCGTCGCCATTAAAACGAAAGAAGGGAAGAAGGACAAAAAATATTGCACGTTCAACTACTAAAGCTTTTGTAATAGTGTGGTCAGGGTGCTCTTCCCAAGCTTTACGTAAAAGAAGAGCTTCTTTTTCTGCATTTTCATCTGCACCTACGGCATTTACTATGTACTGTAGAGCAATATCATGCTTAATTTCGTCTTTAACGTTTGATTCTAAAAGTTTTCTAGCGTTATCGGGAACATCTTTTTCAAGACCTTCCTGAATGAAGGTACCAACTGGTAACTCCATATGACGTATTGCGAGGGCACGTTTGATGGTCTCTTCTGATCCATCACGACATATACCCTTGGTTCCTTGGACTGGTGTCCATGTTCTTTTTCTATCTAATAATTTTTGATAAGGATGTGTTCTCATTACTCTTGACAATCACAGGTTACAGGCTCGGGTTCTCCGAGAATGTCCTGCAAGTAATCATCGACTTCGGTTTGATCTAATGCTGCATACGCATCGGTCTTATCTTGCGTGTCGCCCATTACTTGAAGACTATAGTAAAGGGAGGTTTGCGGCGATGCCATCC